GAGCCACCATAGATTGGTGTGCCATAAGCTATCTTCTTAGGTGGTTTGCTTGCATCAAATAGTTTAGGGTAAAGCATGATGGTTTCATTGGATGCACGAGTGACAATCTTATGGTTCATTTTAATGTTGAACTCATACTCCCCCGTCTCATTACCATCATCATCCACACACGCTTTGATAGGCAGTGATGCCCGCTTCACATTCTTTGAAGCAGCAATAGACTTACCCTTAGTAGATGGGTTAGTGTCTGATGCTAACCTCTTGACTGTTTCCTTGAAGAACTCATCAGCTATCCCTTGAATCTTTAGGGTTAGTGCCTCGGAATCTTCTGCACTCAGTCGCACCTTACATGAGAACTCACCGTTAGGCTTGTACTTAGTGTCTGGTTCAGATAAGCGTGGGTACACTGCTACACCTTTTGGTGTTACAAACTTCTCTAATTTTCTATTCATCATCGTATATATCCTTCTTAAATTTTTTATTCAAAAAAGAGCAGTGGGCTTCATCAACTATAATACCCGCTTCACACATCTCAGCGTGTAAGTCTAGGGGTATAGGTTCATCCACAGACCAGTGCACATTTGCTTTTGATAAAAGTACATCTTGTAGTGTTAACATTAAGTTTTATTCCTATACTGAGGATCTATGATAAATGTGGTTGCTTCAGCAGCAGAATTTGCAGCGGATATACCCACAATAAGAATAATTACAGCAGACCAAACTAATCCTGACTTCATTTCAATTCCTCCTCAACATATTTTTTAAGTGCTCTAGCTTTACTGTCCCATCGTACATCAGCATCAGCATTAATCCTACTGCTGTATTGCATCAACTCTGACACAGTTAGTCCACTTGATTCAGCCACCTCCCGAAATAGTAAGGCTACCCCTGCTACCTGCATGTCTGAACTAAAAGTCTGTAATGCACTGATAGCTTGGTATGCTGCATCATACGCCTTTATCGGGTGGGCTGAGTACAGTTTGTCGTTGTTCATTAGCTTCCTCTCTCTTTCGTTTTAATCCTTCATCCCTAATCTCCTTCAATGTCCTGCCACAACTAACACACGCATACCCTTCCTCATCCAGAAGGCATTCAAGGATACAACCTGTATCTACTGTAGCCCTAGTCAAGGCAGACTCTATCACAGTCCTAGATCTCACAAGCCCCTGCCACACACGCTAGTGTCTGAGAAGATTCCGTATTATCCTTATCCTCAATCATCTTTAACCAATCAATTCCCTTTGGCATCTTATCCAGTAACACCAAGTACTGAGTTTCAGTGATGTCCTCATAGGGTGCTTGAACGTAGACATGATCTGAGTGTGGCAAGAAACTAATACCTGATATACGATCAAAGTTCTTCCATACCCATGCGCCTACCTCTACCCACTCATCTGCTTTAACATACACTGTGCAGCTTGGCTTATGCTCACACCAATGGTCCTGATACATCAGCCACAATTCCATCTGTTCTAGGGCAGACATGTCATTCCTAAAAACTGCACCTACAGGTGCTTTCATAGGGAAACTAGCTACCATTGTGGTATCTTTCTTAGCTTCATAATCAACTAATGGAAAGCCACTGTCTAATAGGAACTGGCATACAGGGTCTTTCTTGTCTAGCTGAATGCGCCTAATATAATAGTCACCAAACCTAGCGTGAATCCCAGAAGAAGAATTGCACAACTGACTAACAGTACCACTTGGCTTAACGCAAGTAATAGCAGTAGACACAGGTACATTAAATTTTTCAGACCAAATAATATTCGTTTTTCTGGAGTGATCACGTAGCTCCTCTAAAATCTTAGGTAATCCACGAGTCAACTCGCGGTGCTGCAGAATGGCATCCCTTGTACCATTTAACAATGAACTGTCCATGATACCTGTAAGTGATACCCCTAGTAATCTTTCCTCATCCGTATTCTTCTTCCACTCATCTGATAAGAATTTAAAATCAGTAAGTGTGGACTGATACGTGCCTAGAATTGTAGCTAACTCTATTTTTTTCTTGAGTGTCGCAACTGTATCCTCTGCTCTGACAACAACCTCCGTAAGGTTGCAGAATTGTTTATCGCGAAGTATAATTTCCGAGCATGGATTGCATCCGTAATCTCTATCCTTATCTCGTCTTCCCCATCTAGCTGCTTGTTCCTTTGCAGCCACCCTGTTAAATATTCCCCGTTCACCTGATCCACTTTTAACGAGACTGAGCCATTCTTCCATATAAGTTTTAACATCGGGCTTCTCCGTATAACATACACTATTATTGGCTAACATCCTGTGCGGATTGCCCCCATCTTCTACTGGTAAATACCATTGACCTGTCTTAGCATCCCTCATTCTGTTGTCAGTTAGATTAGATAAACCAATCAAGGCACTTCTCCTAACTCCACCAACAACTACTATATCACCAATCATACACACTGTATCGTGTACCTCTAGTGAGTTTAGTTTCCTACCTTGCGCCCCCTCAAAAGTTTTAGTAACAAATTCAAAAAGATTGCGTAGTGGTTTTGGACCACTGGCTCTACCACCAAATGTCTTTAGTCTCTCACCTGCGGGGCGCACTTTACTATAGTCAATAGTAGGTATGTCACCTTCCCAGAGGGAACTCATTAACTTCCTGAATGCTATCGCCCAACCCTTCTTACTATCCGCTACAACTATTACATCATCAGACTTCTCTAGCTTAGGAATCGTGGGCAACTTGCTAATAACATCACGCTCATTGGAAAACCCTACACCTGTACCATTCATTAAGATGTATAACACCTCACTAAATGCACGCTTACTTCCCATTGCAACATACGCACAATTGAAAGCAGCAATGTTATCTCGTTCACACGCTTCACCTGCTGTCATCAGTAAGCGCATTGATGGCATGACTTCTTGGTTTAACATTGCTCGGTGTAATTCCTTGTACTTCCCTTTAATGTCTACCTTCGTAGACATGTAGTCCATGTATCTAGTTACGGTTTCTTCCCAACTTTCCCTACGCTTTTTATCTTCGATATAGCGTGCGTATTTCGTAACATGTATTATGTCTTGGTAGGTGGTGGGTAATTTTTTATTTGTTATCATTTTAGGTGCATTCCATAAGTTAATTGCGGGCAAGAAAAGGTCAGCCCATTCTATTTTAATTTTAGACACTGCCTCCCCCTGTTAAACTTTAAGTTTATCTTCCTATACTGAGGAGCTATGACTACGCAAAGAAGTACTCACTATCAAGTACTCTGTCTAGTTCTAGTTTACCTCTATCTGGTAAGGGTGCTACTTCTTTCTTCGCGCTATCATCAAGTTTAGCTAGTATTGACTCGCGTAAATCTCCAAGCACATCAGCAGAATACTGATCATGGAAAGCCCTACGCAATTGGAGTGACAAGGTATCTGCATCAGCAGCATGAGTACCATAGCTATCATGTATCATGGCAAAGGATGTGACACCCGCTTCAGCACAGTAATTAACTGTCAACATAAGGTGTGATGCATCCAGACTATGTACAAAGTTAGGGGCAATACCTGCTGCCTGTTTATGCTTATCTAACTTACCACTCTCAAGTCTCATCATCATTTGAAACCTTTTACCTGATATATCAAAATCATAACGCTTCTCAAATCTCCTTGAATAAGATTGTAATACAGGCAAACCACTCGGTGTTACCCATGATATAGGCAGACCATCCTTGGATGCTATGGCAGCTACACCCTTCAGCCAATCCATAGCTTGCCTTGCAGCTACCACTATGTTCCCGATAGCCCTATAGTTTACATTTGCTAGGTATGTAGCATCCTGAAGACCTACCTCAAAGCCAAACTTATGCCCGTTAGCCCTCATTTTATCAAAAGATTCCATGATCTGTTCCTTCATGCCATAGATGGTTACACCATAGGGCATTGTCATGGTGTTTCTCTTGCATAACTCTCGCACTAGACTACCTGCCCACTTCGTAGCCATGAAGGAATCCTCCTCAGCTATCAACCTTTCAGCTTCATTGAGAACATCAGTATAAACATCAGGTGGTGTATCCGTGGGCAGTAAACCTACCGCTTGCCCCCCTATCTCATCCCTTAACATAGCTGAAAAGTTTTGTAGCCCATTACACGTACCATCAAACGCAATAGGTAAGTAAGATATAAACTCCTCCCGTTTAGGGCACATAAGCATAGCGTTCCACTCAAGACAGAAAGCAAGAAAGCACCAAGGCTTATCAGCCTTCTGCCACCATTCAGTTTCTAGTGGGAACATTGCAGAGTGTATGATTGCATCATAGTTTTCCTCAATGAATGCTATACGTTCACTAAAGGGTACATTGTCTACCCCGTAGCAGTTAGCCCCTTGTATAGCTAACCAGTAAGCACCATTAACACCCAAGGGCTTACCCTCTGCAAACTTCAGTAATGCTTTAGCACTATCATCGCCCTGCGGATTCAAACCTGCTGATACAGGATAAGCCCTGCCCCTCCAATCCAAGGCATATGGATAAAAGAACTGCTTTTCATCTTGGTACTTCTCAGCTACCCAAAGTTTACTTGCAAGTTGTATTCGTGACGAACAAGTCTTATGATTAGCCGTATGTACCGCAGCAGCCCTTCGCTTCCACCGCTTATGTGCTTCCTCATCCTTACTATCATACATCTTGGGTGGTAGTGGTTCATCCTCAGTACTAGGAAGTTTACCTATCTTACCACCGAGCTTCCAAGCCTTAGTCATAGCGGTAAAGATAGCCTTGTTTACTTGCCACCCAGTACGCTGTAATGTATTAACAGCCCCATAAACTATTGGCATTTCGTGATCTGATAACTCATCCAAGTACGTCTTGTTGGCTGTTTTAATTAGAGGGTAGTTGGAAGTCTCAGATAAATAACCACCCCCATAGGCACTACTCCAATCTTTTGGTATACAAACCATAGGCATATCAAAGGGCTGAAGTAATTCACTTCTCCTGTGAGACTGCTCAAGCCACTTACGTGTAGCTTCAGTAGATACAAGTAACTTACAGGTAGCTCTATTCTTACCTGCATTAAAATGTTTAATTGCTACTAAGCCTGTGGTCTCACACATTAAGTCAATCAGTAGGACACCCAGTTTAACTTTATCTCGACTATCCCATTTAATAACTGAGATGCCCGCCCATTCCATCTGCTTTTTAACAATAACGTGCAGGTGGTCTATGCTCATTGTGGGGTGGTTCTTTATTCTATTTGTATACCTTCTCCATGCTTGTGGGTCTTGCTCTTTCAAGTTTGAATAGTCAAGCATTTCATTAAGCCTTCGCGCTAGTATAGATGCTACGGCTTGCGCTGTTTTATTATCAGATAAGGACTCTATACAGGTTTTAGCTGTCATGAATGCCACCTCATCATAATTAAACTGAGACAGATACTTGACTACTTCCTTCCCACGCTTTGCCTTACCTGAAAGGGCTGCATCTACGTGCTCCTCAATGGCAGCAGATAGCGGTGCAATAGCCGTAGAGATCAGGCGAGTACCTGCGGGCATCTCATCCTCACCCCTAGTACTTAATGCTTCCCTGTAACGCTTGACACCTATTGCTGACGATTCCGACTCTATCAGCTTCTGCCTAGCCCGTAGGGCTTTATCAGTTTCTATATTATCCATAATAAAAAGTACCCTTTAAACTATAAGTTAAACTATAAGGTATATACTTTCGGTATTCCTATACTGAGGATCTATGGGAACGCCTGTGGTAGCACCTATAATAGAGTATTACATCAAAGTCATCTATGTGATCTCGGTCAACCCCAAGACACTTCTCAGGGTTGGCTTTAAACCACTTCTTGGCAGTCTCCCGCATGAATGGATAGATAATCATTTATTGATGTCTCCCTGCTTCCGTATAGGTAGCTTTTGAGACTTCCCACACACACCCTTCCCGCACTATAACATCACCATAGTCGTACTCACCTAACGCAGTGTCTACCGCGTATGGCTCACCATAGAAGTCACTTGCCATCTCAGTGTGGCGCGCGCATGCTTCTTTAAAGTTTGGCGCAGTGTAAAAAACGTGGTGTGTATAGTCACGCTCACCATTTCGTTCATCTATTAAACCAATATAATATTTCATTATTTAGACCTCCCAAAAAGTTCACGTTTTAAACCTACGGGTAATTCTTTTTTGCTACCATATGTAACTATTGCCATCTCTTTCAATCGTGCGGTGGCGTTTGTTTTACCGCCCTTCATAGCGGTAAAGGTGGCATATAGGGACAGTGGTATTTTTACCAATTTTACGGGGTACTCCCACCATATCCCCGTCACCCATTTTCTACCTACTTTGGTGCAAGTGAAAAGCCTGTTGCCTTTGTCATTTGTATATGCTTGTTTAGTAATTATATTATTCACAGCATCTCCTCCCATTCCTCAAAGTCCATAACAAGCTCACCAGTTTTTATGCATTCCTCGACATAATCATCATAGCGCGCCCCCTGCTGCTCTCGTTGATCCTCAGCATACTTACACCAACGCTCATACTCTTGATCAGAGTGCTGCTCTCGCTCAGGGTCAAACGAAACGGTGCTATGTTCCTCTAAATCCTTGGCAAGTTCACCCCGCGCTAACTCTAGTTCCTCTCGCCTTTCCTCAGATTCCCAAGTTAGCTGATTTTTTCTTACGCTTTCCTCATCCCATGTATCAACCATGATAAATACCTCCATTAGAATAACTTAGACTACGGGAACTACAAATAGTTCACCTCTAAAAAAGCATCTTGCTCATCCACAGATATTAAGTCCTGATCGACAGCATCTCGAATACCCTTAACACACATTATGGCATAGCTTAGAGCCGATTCCTCAGACCGCCACAACTTGAGAACATCAGCACAAGGGTAATGCTGCAAGTCTTCTTTTATTTTCTCGCGAACCTTTGAGCGTGCCCTACGCAATACCTGCTCATACTCCCGCGTTTTACCATAAGTAATACCTAAGTACTTAGTATCATGTGTAATATCAACCACTTGTAGTACCTCCATTTTTAAATTGTCACGTTATAGCCCATCAAGTGTGGACTCAATAACCCCCCTCAAAATACAGAGGGGCTATCAAATAACACTTAATCCTTATCTATGAGAACAAGCCAAACTTTGGGAGTGATGTTTTTCCATTGGCAGTTTGCAAATCTGCACTCATCCTCCCAAATATAACCACTTTTTAGGCTCACAAGTGTGCCCGTAGAATTAGCGAGGTAAATATCCCCAGTGAATGCGGATTCAGGGTCTATATTCTCGTAGAGGTTGCCCTGTATCCATTCTGGGTGCTCGTAAAATTCTTTTGGGGCTTGCTCTCGCTCATCCCTGAAATTTATTTTCTTATCTATATGTTGGTAATTCATATTTATTTCCTCCAATTATAGTTGATACAGTAAATTAACTCATCCAAGCACCCCAAACCCCCCAAATTGTTGGGACTTTTGGAATCCTCCGTCTTGAATCGCTCATTCTCAAGAAAAAACTCTGGATTATCGGCAAGTTTTTCCCCCAATTCTCTGAGATTTATTGTCATGATCAGGCTCATAAATACCCCCCTATTTAACCACCGAAATTAAGCCATCTTGCATGGTCACATTTGCGAAAAACTCGCGCTTATAACCCGTCAAATGCGGGCGGTTACATCCGCAGAATGAACCATCGGGTAGATACTCATTACCAAATACTGAAGTTTCGGTATAGTTCAAAGATTTACCAATTGATTCTCTCAAAACCTTTTTACTTTCATAATTTAATATCATCATAATAAGTTTACCTTTTAAAGTTTAGTATTACAGTTAACTAAAAATGTTAACTCTAAAGCACACAGAACGCCCTCTATGAGCTTTAAAATTACACTTGATACCCTAGGCTAGGGCGTGAACTACAAAGCCGCTTGTATCGCGTTTAGCTCTACCTTTGGCATATAAGCCGACAATACTATTTGTTCTATCTAAAAATCTTAAATCTGATTCGTCGCCGTTGACTACTCGTAACCCTAGATAAGTTTCGGGAAGTACTTTGCTTGCAAAAACTACAGCTATGTTTAAGCCTTGCTCTATAGCTTTAATTACGTTCCCGTAATTATTCTCGGCTTTGCTAAAAGTTAAATCATAATTCTTAGGTACTTTCCTACCTAAAACCTTACTATAATCATAAAATTGAGTGTTGGGAAAGGCTTCAAATATATTCCGATAACCTTTAACCCTTATTTTTTCCCAAGCGATATCACTAGTACCATTCAAACGGAATACAGGTATCAACCCCTTTACTTTGGCGTATTTGATAGCGTTTGTTATTTCCCGATGTAGTTGATTCATGAAAGCCTCTCTATTCTCGAAAAAAAACTTTGTTCTACCTATTCTTGCTTGCTGTATGAGGTTGGTAGTTTCACCTTTCTTAAAGATACCCGCTCTACCCGCAAAATGTAGGCAACCTTTTCGACAACCTACAGTACTCATTGGGCAAACCTCATACCCGCTAGAATCGGCGGGCGATAGGTGTAACAGCCAAGTTAAATACCCTAATTTGTCACCTTTTAAGGTTTTCGGATTACCGCGAGTAAATAGTTTTCTAATTGTAGTTTTCATTTGTTTAGCTTCCTTTTATAAAAAGATTATTTAATAACCTAACCAATCAAGAACCTCTTGCCCTGAATAATATTCTTTTTTGCCTACTTCCTCTATAAATTCACTTAATGGCAAATTGTGGGAATCGATGACTTTAACTACCATTTGATAGGTTAAGTCCATTATTACAGCTTCCTCATAGTCCATTTTTGTATTCCTTATATAGTTTCATAATTAGATCATAATCTAGATCATACATAGTGATTAAATATTGCACCCTTGTAATTAATGGGAAGTGACTCGGCACGCTATACCCATTAAATAAGGTTTCAAGCGTTGAAAGTCTATCTGGTTTAACACTATTCATTATTGATACCCCCCTATTATCCAATATGAGAAGCATATCTATTAGCTACCATTTTAAAACGATAGCGTACCTCGAATGCATAGCGTTTATCAGTAGCTAAGCGGTTATTATAATTATGCATAAAAAGATAGTAGCGGTTAGATAATAATTTAAACATTGAGACCCCCTGTAAGTATTTTATAAATAGTAATAGCTGTTATTAAAATTGAACCCCCTAGTAATAATAAGGTCGGGTAGTCCTCTATAATGATTAATTGAAGGCTAGTCATGGTCGCCCCCTAACATTCTATAACCAGACTCATCTTGTGAGGCTTGTATCGCCCTGCCTAACATTTCCCCGAAACCTTCCCAATCGGTATAGTTAGACTCTACTGTTGTTTTTGGTTCTACTATTTGTAGACCGTATTTATTCAATGCAAGGTTAGCTTGTTCAATGCTAGAAAATAAAACCTTACTATCTAACTTATGTTTTCTAGAGGCTTTATCTAGTAGTTTATTATAATCAGGAACGGTTAAGAATGATTCGCCGTTTAGCTTTACAGTAGTATAAAGAGTAGTTTTCATAATGTAGTTTACCTTTAATATAGAATGAATGAGACCCAAGAATAATTGATACTAAACAATAAAGCAAGCTATTTGCTAAATTAATTATTATCTTGAGGTTTAGACTTCTGGTTTAGCTAAAGATAAAAAAACATCAGGGGTCTGTTGAAGGCTATCAACTAAACCAGATGTTAAGTTATTACTAAACCAGAAGTCTAAACCAGAAGTTAATAGTATCTTGAGGTCTATTCTTTTTTGTTTTAACTTCTGGTTTAGCTTTAAGTTTTAAAAGCCTTTAAGACTTCTCTTTTCAGTACTTTTTGAACTCTTTTTGATTCTATAATCTACCACTCTGGGAGAGCCGAAGGGGGGTAGCCCCACAATGCGCGCTATTTAGATACCCTCTCATATTTTTATAATGAATACAATTTGAAGTTGGATATTAAGCATAGAGGATATTGAGCATAAACTATTAGCTACACTATAGTACCCTTATTCCTATACTGAGGAGCTATGGGTACTTTTCTAGTGTAACTCCTTGTTTTTAATCCCAACTACTAGTCCACCCCTTGTTCTTCTTAGGTCCACCCAGTACTAACCTCTTGAACTCCCTAAGTGATTCATCCTGCATTCTATCTCTATGATCAGCTTCAGCCTTATCAGTATCTCTATCCATCTGTTCAGCCCACCTAGCTACAGCCATAGATAGGGCATCTAACCTATCGTCATGCTTTAAGGACTTCCTATCTCTAGTTATCCTACTAAGTTGATAGAGTAGTTGATACTGGTGTGCAGTATCCTCTGGGTAGTGATTGTAGTTAGTCTGATCAGCCTTTACTAGTTCCTCAGAGATTATCATCTTGTGTCCCTGTAGTACAGGTTCTAAGGTATCAATAATACGGAGTTCCTTTTGTTTATTACTATTCATCTCCTCTATATGACATGGGTACGTTCTATTAACGAATGGTGCTAGTAGCTTATTAAACATACCATCACCGAATGTCTTCTCAACATATATCTCAGTAGCCTTATAGTGTTTAGCTGCATCAGCTATCTTCTGTAGGTTCTCATCTGAGTA